GCTCCACAAACCTACAACAAATCTATTGTTCTGTAGCAGTTTGAGAATTTTTTTCTGATACTTGTAGGGAACAAGATTGATTCTTCCTTTGTCTGGATGAACAATTTTTATGTAATTCAGAAAATGCCATATATCTTCCGAACATTTAGCCAATTCTCTTATTTCTTCTTCTGTATAAGGATGTTCTGCTAATGGTTTTTTTACAAGGTCGTCATACCTTACAGGCATAAAAGGGAACCCCCATAAACAATATATTTCTATATTATTTATGGGGGACGGAACAATAAAAAGGGGATTCTATGTCACTTTATCCGTAAAGTAAAGTTATCAAAGTCATATCGGAGACTGAAAGGCCGATAGAGTTGGTCAGAATCATCCTCTTCCTCGCTGTTCAATTTATCGCTTCCATATTCCTTGTAAACGATTTCCTTGATATTACCCTTGTTATCAGCAACAGCGGTTTTGAGAATGACCGGGCAACCCCAAACACGATAAATGTGTTTCAGAGTTTCTTCCGTATACTTCTTGTCCAGAGGAAGACCGTTGAACCGATGTTCCAGAACCATCGTGCCGTCACTCATCAGGTTTCCTTCGACAATCTCTATCTTCGGAATACCACTATTGGCAAAACTTGCAATAATGAGTTCACGAATTTGTTCTGCGGTATGCTCTGTCCGAATGTAATCAACGGACGCCACAGTCTCCACAATCTTGTAAATGTAAAGGTCGAGTTTGTCTATCATATCGGGAGTGAGGAAGTCCTGCATGAAGAACCAATCCGTATAAGACCTCATCACTTCGAAAATCTTCTCACGGCCCTTCATCGCCTTGGTATCCCAATTTTCTTTCTCCTGAAAGTCCGTGCAATTGTCATACTCTGTCCCGAAACGACCTTTGTTCCATCGGTCTTCTATCTCCTTCCACATTTCGGAACCAATCAGATATGGGTTCATACTCATTCTGGCACGGGCCTTCACCAGAGCATTACTGATGTTATACTGACCGTGTTCACTACCTGTAAGAAGACCTTCTTCGAACAGGCGGTTCATAATCTTCTCATGCCAGAAGGTTGCCCATCCTTCATTCATATACTTGGTCTTCCAGTTCGGCCAGTAGTATTGACCTTCCGTTCTCAATGTTTCCAGAATATCCTTCTGCCAATCCTCAAGTATACGGGAATTGTCGATGATGAACCTCAAAATGTCCTCTGTCGGTTCAATCGGGGTCGTATTGAGGATTTTTCTCCATAGACGGTTATTATACAGCTCTGTATCCGTAACAATCATCTTTGCACGGTCTTTCGTTTCAACCAAGTCACCAAACTCCGAATAGACGGGTGCATACTGTTTCTTGAGCTGTTCGAAAACCCTTTTCTTCTTCTCCATCTCCGTTTCCAATTCAAACGGAGAAGAGTGCCATTGAAGAGCATGGCCGGCATCGACTACCTGTTCGACCTCATCAATGCCGTAAATCCTTTCATATTCGTTGAACCTCTTTGCGGCCTCCGCCATCATCTCAATAATGTCACGGCGTGACCTCTGGAACCACTTGTTTTCAGTAAAGAAATTGACGTGTGCATAGACGTGTGCAATAACCAATGCCTGAACCGCCAGAGTGTTCGACCTCATAAGGAAGGCCCGGGCAGGGTCATCGTTGATAACCATCTCATACGGAAGATTTGGGTCAACGGTGTCAAATATGGTTTTCAGCCTTTCATAATCCCTTCCATACTTCCAGTTGGAAATATTGGTAGGATTGTGATAGGCCATAATCTCAATCATCTTCTCCGGTGGAACGATATCAAACTCCACGGGAAGACACCTCAAACCGTATTCTTCACATAACTCCTTGATACGGTCTTCAATCTTGATTAGTCTTCTCAAATCACTCTTTTCCATCGTTTTCCCCTTTTTACTTTTTCTCCTGTTTCTGGAACAACATATGTTTCAGAGCCGGATAGATATGTTCCTTTCCCTTGATGGTGCAGGCAAGGAAGTGATATCCGTTTTTATCGTCTTTGTAGAAATTCGTTCCTGCCTCTGTAGAAATCTTGAACTTGAAGTTCTTCTTATAGTGTTCCATCAGGTTCGAACCACCATAAGGCATCCTCTCTATGTCAATCTCACAATAGCCGAGCATGCTAATCTGTCTCTTGAGTAGTTTCTTTGTGGACGCCATCGTCCTGTCGGGATAGAAATCCTCACCGTCAGAGATATAGACCACATAGACATTCCACTCATCAACCGGATATTCAATCTCAATCAGATTGTCTGCCAAGTCAAATGCGGTGTGACATGCAGTTCCACCACTTTCACCCTTCTTGAAAAAGGTTTCTTCATCCACAATCTGTGCATCCGTTGTATGAGTAATAAAACGGATACGGACATTTGTGTATGACTTCTTCAAGAACTCGACCATCCAGAACAACATGGAACGGGCAAGATACTTTTTCTGCGGGGTCATCGAACCGGAAGTGTCCATCATCGCGATGACGACGGCATTACTATGAATTTCATAGTCCTGTTCCATCTGTTTGAAACGAAGGTCTTCATCGTCAATAAAGATACTGTTAGGGTCAATATCCATATCAACCTTGCCAGACTTGACGATTTCGATGGCCTCTGCCAATTCACCCTTCGACATTACCAGAGCACGGTAAGCGACTTCCTCATCACAACCTGTCTCTTCGATAATCTCTCCGACAAAGGTTGCCATCCTCTTCATCGTTTCCTTGATGGTTCGATGTTTGTGCAATCTCGGCTGAATACCGATTTTGGAGATGGTTTCGAATTTCCAACCGGATGGAACCAGCTGTTCTGCCTTGGTTTTCTCTTCTATATACGGAAGCCCCAAATCGGCGAACATGATATTGATAAGGTAATCAATATCGACTTCCGTTTCCATATAGTCTTCGCCCTTCACGTTTCCGGGCTTATTTCCTTGAGAACCCTTCTTGTTCCTTCGGGCAATAACATCACCCGGCTTCCCTTCACCTTGGCCGACACCACCGGCCTGTCCCCCACCGGAACCATAAACGAACCGATAGTCTTTCAGTCCCTTGATAGGAACACGAACAGTCTTTCCCTGTTTATTGGTGATGATGGACTCTTCACCAATAACATCACGAATGTTTTTCTTGATGGTATCTTCCACCTTCTCACGGTGACGGGCTGCGTCTTTTCTACCTTTGCCCGATAGGTCCCAATCATCATGGTCAATAATAGCCATACGTTACACCTTTTTGTTGTTATAGTGGTAAGGGGGATATCCTTGTAAGAATAATCCCCCTTACCGTTCCCGAAGCATTAGGGAAAAGATTATTCTTTTATATACTTTGTCATTATAATATTATCATACAAATTCGTATAATAATCTCTTTTTGTATTTGCTTTCATATTACATGACCTACACAATGTTATCAAATTTGTTTCCTCATTATTCATCTTATCATAATCTATATGATGAACCTGTAAATTACCTATGATGTATTCATGCTTACATAATGGATTTTGACATTGAAAATTATCTCTCTTTTTGATTTTTTCTTTCAAGTCTTTATTGAATAACCAAATATATCCATTATGTTTTATACAACCACCTTTCCAATTTGGATTTTTGTTCCCTTTATAAGAACCGTTTTTTATTACAGCTTGTCGCCTTTTTTCAACAAATTCGGGTATTGACATTGGGTTGAAAACTTGTGGCCGTCCCATCATTTTTTGTTTTTGTTCTGATGTTCTTTTCTTTCCCCTATTTCCATCACCAATCTTTTTGGCCGTTTCTGGACTTATACCATAAACAGAGTTTCTATATTTGGTATTACAGGATAAAGAACAAAACCTACCATCATTACCACTGCAATAAAAGAACCTTTCGCCACAAATACCACAACCGTTTTCATTCAACAAATAAACAGTCATGTTTTTATTATTGTCTTTATACCACTTCTTTGTTCGTTCATTATATCGAAGAATTTTTATACCAACATCATATTTCATATTATTCCCCCACTACTTTCTTATTATATTTATATAAGATTTCGTGGGGGAAATCCGTATGGTCTATGTTATTGATTTCACTCCTCTTTTCTGAGAATTTCTCCCACGAAGGAAAGTAGTATATTGGCACAATGTTCACAATAACCACGGGTCTTCAACCGCTCAACCGCCGACTTCCTTTTTGCTTGAGACTTCTTGTCCGTAGCGGACTTGTCAGCGATGGTGAGAGACACGACGTTCTTCAAGTCACTCATGAGTTTCTTCTCAATTGCGACACGAAGAGGGTCATAACTCTTGAAGGTAAACGGCTCACCCTTCTCAAGGCACGAAGCCTTGTAGACGAAAATGCCGTTTCGGAACTCTGTCTTGGAATTGACAGGAATATTGATGTATTCCTCAATCGTCCTCATCAGCTTCTCGTCAGGGTCGCTGAACTCACCCGTGATGGAGTCCATCACCTTCTCTTTCTGGCAGAAGGCGGTGGCATTACGGATGTAATTCTCGAATAGGCTTTGAGCCTGTTCCTCATAGGCGCTCAAGAAGGCCATGTTGACTTCCTTCTTGGCGATATCCTTATACTCGGCAGATACCGATTCCTTCTCACCAAGGAGCAGGGTCAGATACCTCTTGACATCTTCCTCTGTAATGCCGAGAGTGTGGTCAAAGTTGGAGCGCAAGGCGCGAATAATGTCAATCGGGTTGACACACTTCTTGTCTTCCTTCATACCCAGCGCGATGTTGAGAGCGTTGATGATGAATCGGGGCGAAATGCCCTTCATTCCCTCACCCTTCTCTCGACCTTCCATGCGAAGGGCCTTGACATCAATCTCCTGTTTCTTCAGCTCTTCGGTGATTTCACCGTTGTAGATTTTCATCTTCTGGACGAGCGAAGAAACCTTGTTCGACTCCGTAAGTCGGGACAGAACAGCAAACTGTGCGGCGACCTTCAACGTGTTTGGAGCGATATGGACGCCACGGAAATCAGACTCACGAATCATCTTTTCGTAAATCTTGACTTCATCGTCCACACGAAGGTTCCAAGGAACCACGATAGGATACATTCTGTCGTGGAGAGCCTCGTTCTTCTTCTCCGCCTTGAAGGCATCGAACTCTGTCTGGTTCGTATGAGCCAGAATGAGAGTGTCGATATACATCTGCGGGAAGCCCGGAGCCTTGATGAGCTGTTCCTGTGCGGCGGTGAGAAGAACATAGTGGAACTTCACATCCGCTTTCAGGATTTCGATGTATTCCACGACACCACGGTTGGCGACCTGTAACTCACCGTTGAACTGGTAAGCACGGGGGTCTGTATCACCGAAACGGGTCATCTTGGAAAGATTGACACGTCCAATCAACTCCGAAATGTCTTGAGACTTCGGGTCGGATGGCTGGAACGTTCCAATACCACAGCGTTTCTGCTCGGAGAACTGGAACGATGTCACGGGAACTTCTTCCCACTTGATGTGTCCGGTTTCTGCGTCAGTATACTTCTCATCGACCATCTGCTGACAGACGGGACACAGGGAACCTTCAATCTTGACACCAAGATGTTCTTCCCAAAACGGACGGTCTTCGGTAGGAATCAAGTGTAGAGGGTCTTCGTTGATAGGACAACCCGTGATGGCATAAGCCGGCGTGTCATCCTTTTCCAGACCCTTCTTGATAAGGGATGCGATGGTGGACTTACCGGAAGCAACGGGGCCTACCATAATCATGATTCTCTTTCCGGTTTCCGTTCTACGAGCGGAAGCCTTCAAGAACCTCATGATATCGTGGATTGGCTCCAACGTTCCGTAAATCTTGTTGTCAAAGAACTTGTAACGAACAAGGTCTTCATAACCTCTGGTCTTGAGAGAAGAGTCCACTTCCTCAACACCGTGTTTCATAATCATGTTGTAAATTCTGCCCGGAGCAAAATTTGCAACGTCTGGATTTTCCTTGACAATTTGAAGGTATTCGAGAACTGTGCCAGTCCAAGTGGCCAGCTTCTTTTCCTTCCTCTGGTCAAGAATAATGCTTCGGAAATCGTTATTCATCATCATGGCCTCCTGATACAATTTGTTTTACATTTTTTTCTCTTTCATCTTTGAGAAACTTCAAAACAGTTTCACGGTCAGTTATGACCAACCTGTCACGACTTCCCGCTTCTTGTTGTTGTCTACCAAGTAACAACCGTTCCTTGATTTCCAACTCTTTTGATTTCAATTGTAACACACTTCGCTTGATTTGTAAAGATTCTTTATTCGTATCATTTACCATTATCTGCGAAGCTGCGGTAGTTATTGAATTGATAATCAAACTGGCGACTTCCGCTAATCGTGCGGAGAAATTTCCATTCACCATCTCCTGTTCGATGATGTTGAGAATGGAGTTCGCCTTGACAATATTCACTTGTAATGTGGTTCGGGGATCATCTCCTGTAGGAGCTGGTTCATTATTATTAGCGGGCAGCACGGGCACGTCCGCTACATCAATGTCCAGTATCTCCGCAATCCCCCGTCTATCTAACTCCGGCATACAAACCTCCAATGTTATGGTAATTATATCATTATTTACATGAAATGTAAACAATAAAAAAACCCCCCTCTACAAGAGAGGGGGGTTCCTTTCACTCAATAATTCCAGCTAATTAGCTTGGAATACCCTTTACAAGAACCTTCTTGTAGTAGAGGTTGGAGCCAAAGATGTGCTCATAGATAGCATATCTTGACATCAAACCTACTGTTGGCTGGAAGGACTGCTCGAAGATTGTCTTCGATACCATCAACTGAATGTATGGCAGATAAATGACACCTGCATCATACTCCGATGGTCCCTTGTAACCAACTGTCAGATAATCAGGATAACTGACGCTCTGATATGTCTGTGTGATGGCGAATGTGTCTCTGAAAACCGTGATACGGCCGTCGAGAGAACCCATCTTCGAAATTCCGGCCACCAGCGTGTTAATCTCACCGTCTGTTGGGTGAATAACGAAACTGGAAAGACCTTCAAAAGCGGCACAAACATATGGAGAAGCGAGAACGAAGTTACCCGCACCTCTTCTTGTGTCGATGGCGATCTTGTTGGCTCTACGAACAACGACGTTGTAGAGGTTACGATACTTTTCAGATTCCCAACGACCATCAACCTGTGTTGTCGATGACATATCCCAAGTCGATACCTCAGCGACCGAATTGACCTTGTTCACGATTTCACGGTCAATTTCTGCCGTGATTTCATAGGCGAGAATGTCCATCATCTCTTCCTCAAGGTCAAGACCGTGCATAGCCTTCAAGTCCTGAGCGACTTCGAGCGACCAGCGGCTTCTTAGCTTACGGGTCTTTGCCTCGACCTGTGCCTTCTCAACTGTCATATTGACTTCGTTGATAATGTTACCGACGCCGATACCAAGACCGACATCATCACCGGCTAGACCAATATATTGACCAGGATTGTTGAACTCATTGGAACCAAGCTGTTCACCCGCTGAGGTGAGATAGGTTCCAGAGTATGATGTGTCAATCTTGTTGTATCCAAGTTCATTGGCTGCACCGGGGGTTGCGCTGTCAGGACCAACACCTGTGTAGGTGGATGGGCCACCAGCTCTAAATCTCAATGCAAATGCCAGACCAACGGGGCCTGTCAATGGCTGAACACCAACGATTTCGTGGGCAATCAGCTCAGGGAATGTACGTCTAACCATCGGAACTGCGATCTGGAAGAAGTCACCAGAACCGGAGTAACCAGCGCTTCTGGTAAGTCCTGTCTGTGTGTAGTTTCCAGCTTCCGTAAGGTACTTATACTCGTTTTCGAGCATGACGGCAGTAGACTTCAGAACCTTGCGGGACTTAATCTTGTTGCCTTCATTGAGAACGTCATTCCATTTCTCAATCAGTTTCTTTGTTTCCATCTTTAGAATATTCCTCCTAAAACGTCTTTTTCAAAAATTACTTTCCTTCCTTCAGCATTCTGACAACACCCTGAACATACTTCTTGAATGGATCATCGGATTCCTTTACTGCTGGTTCACCAGTTTGTGTAGGAACTTCGATGGAACCCTGTCCCATCTGAGCAGCAGGTGTTGCGTCATCGGCATCCTTCATCATCGCAGAGCAAGATGGACATGCCGTTGTGGAGCATGCGGTCTTTGATGTTGCATGGGCACCACAGCTAGGGCAGATACAATCGAAGGTCTTTGCCTCTGCATCGGGCTCTGTCGTGCCCGGAGCAAGACCTGTTGTTGCATCCGGCGTATCCAGTTCGGAAAGAATGTTGTTGACAACAAGGTCAAACTTCCTGTCAATCTCTTCCTTCTCCGTAAGGTCGCCGAGAAGGTCAACCACCTTCTTTCTCTGTCCCTCTGTCAAACCGTCACACTTCTTTCTCAAGTAGAGATGAGCTGCCATCGCTCTGGCGTCTTCCTCAACCTTCATCGACTTTCCAATCGCCTCGTTGAGTTCTCCCTTGAGTCTGATAATCTCGTCCTTGGCCTCTCTCAGCAAGCTCTTTACTTCGTCATTGAGAAGTCCTTCATCAATGGCGAGTCTCACCTTCAAGGTCTGGATGACATCATCATAGAGTTCGCCCTTTCTTG